CACGGATCGACCCGAGGTCACAAGTTCTCGATCGCCGTTGGCACCAGCGACGGAGTGATTCGAGGGGTCGCGATCGCCGGCCGCCCGGTAGCACGCCTACTGGATGACGGGATCACCCTCGAAGTCCTCCGCGTCTGCACGGACGGGACGCCGAACGCGTGCTCCATGCTCTACGGCGCTGTCCGGCGAGCTGGCATCGCGATGGGCTACCCGCCGCGCCGGATCATCACCTACACCCTCGCGAGCGAATCGGGCCGATCTCTGCACGCAGCTGGGTGGATCCGCGACGCCGAGGTCAAGGGCGATACCTGGGACCGACCCAACCGAGCACGCACGGACAAGCACCCCGTCGAACCCAAGATCCGATGGAGGGCTGCCGCATGACCGACCAGTCGCCCCCAGCCGCAGACGAGACGAGCGAGCGCATCGAGTTCGGGTCGGTGCTGCCCAACGCCACCGGCCCGGACGTCTTCTACGACACCCTGGACGCCGCGATCGCGGACTGTGCGATGGGCCCGTGCCGGATCGTCCAGCGCACCGTGACCGTCACGCCGTGGGTACCAGCGACCGATCCGCCTGTACCCGCCACTCCCTCTGGCACCGCGTTGGACGACGACCCCTTCTGCCAGGACTGCGGGGCGGGTCAGCACGAGCTCGTCGCTGAGCGGGAGCGTGCAGCCGCCGAGAAGGCCGCCGCTGCCGAGCGGGAACGGATCGCAGTCGCTATCGAGGCGATGCCGTCTGACTGGATCAAGGCCGGGACCATCAGCGATGCCGCCCAGATCGCTCGCGCTGAGCGGGGTGCCCAGTGAGCGGGCTGACGGACGAGCAGCGAGAGAGCCTTCTGTCCAACGATCTCGAACTCGCCTACGCCAACATGCACGCACCTTGGGCACAAGACGTACTCACCGCAGCAGTCGCCGCCATCGTTGCCGATCAGCAGGCGAACGCGCTGCGCGACGCAGCTGACGCCCTCCTGTTGGCCTGTAGCCACTTCGACCGCTACAAGGGTCAGCCGGAGCACTGCGGCTACTGCGAGTCAGCCTCAGACCTACTCCGCGACCGGGCCGACTCAGTTGAGAAGGGAGCCGGGACGTGAGCACCCGCAGAGCCTCACCACGCGGAAAGCACGACGCCAAGGTGACGGTCTACCTCACCGCTGGCGAACTCCTCAGCGTCGACCACGCCCTTCTGGAGCTGCGACGTCTCTACGGCCTCAAGGTCGACCGGAGCGCATTCATCCGCCAGGTGCTCATCACGTCGTCCGTACGCAAGGTGGCGGACCAACTGCGACAGGAGGGTGCCGCATGAGCCACCGATTCGGCTGGTGTCTCCCTGGCCCCGAGCACTCGATTCCCGACCACGCCGGATGCCCCTGGCAGATCGGCGGGCCGGACGGGATCACGTGCGATTGCGACTGTCATCAGGGCGGTGGCGTATGAGCCGCACCTTCAACATCGACTGTCGGTTCAGTAGTCACCCAGTGACAGCCAGGGTGAGTCGGTCCGACCTCGGCGCATGGGTGCTTGCTGGCTGCTGGCTCGCAACATTTCCAAAGCAGCGCGGCTTCATTCCAGCACACATGACTCGCCACTTCGGGACGGCTCGAAACATCCGCAATCTCGTAGCAAGTGGGCTGTGGATTGAGTCAGTTCGCGACGGCAATTCCGGATACCTGGTCCGGGAGACCATGGACTTCGCGGGAAGTCGGATTCGAGATTCGCTCTGGACCGTGGGTCGAACTGACGAACGCGGCTACATCTCATCGAGACTCCGCGAGGCCGTCTACCGACGCGACGGCTTCGCCTGCATCCAGTGTGGATCCACCGACGAGCTCAGTCTCGACCACATCCACCCATGGTCACTCGGCGGCACGGACGACTTCGCCAACCTGCAGACCCTCTGCCGGTCCTGCAACTCTCGGAAGGGGGCGCGGATCTAGTGGCACGCATCCGCACGATCAAGCCGGAGTTCTTCACCAGCTTGTCGAATGCAGACCTGAGCATCCCCGCACGGCTGACCTTTATTGGACTCTGGACCCACGCCGACGACGAGGGCCGATGCGTAGACGACGCCCGCCTGATCAAGGCCGCGGTCTGGCCGCTGGAACGTTCTGTGAAGGCGATCGAGTCCGACCTCGACGAACTCGCCGAGAGTGACAAGATCCACCGCTACACCAACGCAGGACGTCGATTTCTGTTCATCACCGAGTGGCTGACGCATCAGCGAATCAACAGGCCAAGCCCATCAAAGTTTCCACCACCAGACGGTGATGACTCATGGAGGAATCAGTGAGGACTCACGACAGGAAAGGAACAGGGAAGGGAACAGGGATCAGGGAATGGAAATGGATCTCCACCAAGACCAAGCGCAGACCTCACCAAGGCGCGCCCGCTACGCGGATTGGACTTGGAGATGAATGACGTCGAAGTGAGGCGACTCGCCCACGCGATCAACGAGCTGCGTCCGACGTGGCCCATCTCGTCGCTGACAACGTTCATCAGCCGCAACCTGACGAACCGCCCTTTCCGAGACGTCGCGATGGCACTGGTTTGGGTCGCGCTCGACTGCAACGGTGCCGGCGAGTACATCACCGACACCCCGAAGCGGGTACTTGAGTCAGGTCCATGGTGGAAGGCCGCAGAGATGAACGGCACCGCGAACGTGCGACCCACCCCCCCACGCCGCGAGGACCAGTGCATGACCTGCGGGCGCCACCTCGACGCCTGCATCTGCGGGGAACGAGCGACCAAGACCCGCCCAGCAGACCCCACCACCAAGACCGCCGCGCTCGCTGAATGTCGGGCTGCGGTCGCTGGAACCAACCAGGAGGCAGGCATGTCGAAGGCTCAGGAGGCTGCGTACGCACCGATCTACGCCGCCCAGCAACTCCACGAGCACGAGCAGCGTGTTGCAGACGAGGAGGCGGGCCAGTGAGCCTGGTTGGATTCAAGGCCAGCAACCACCCCCAGCAGACGGGCAAGCGAGGCGCTCGAGCCGCGGTCGACGACCGTGGCACCGACCAGAACTTCTTCGACGAGCTTTCGACGCGCTTCGGTGGCTTCGATCTCGACGTCGCCGCAGCCGAGCACAATGCGAAGTGCGAGCGGTTCTACTCGCTCGAGGACGACGGACTGACGCAGCCTTGGACCGGAACCGTCTGGTGCAATCCGCCGTATAGCAACCTCGGCGCTTGGGTACTCAAGGCTTGGGACGCATGGAATGGCGAAGACCTCCGGATGCCACCAGTTCATTCGCTGCAGCTCGCCCGCGACACTGCGCCTTTCAAGATCGTGATGTTGGTGCCGGCGAACCGCGTCGAGCAGGCGTGGTGGCAGGACTGGGTCGAGCCGTATCGCGACCAACCTGGATCGCCACTGCGAGTCGAGTTCCTTCGCGGACGCTTGCGCTTCGACCGACCCAATGCAGTCATCGGACCCAAGGGTGACCGACCGCCATTCGGGTGCGCGCCGCTGATCTGGTCCGCACCCAACGCGTCCGTGCCGAAGGAGAGCGCATCGTGAGTGAGACCGAGCCAACAAGGTGCGTCCACTGCGACGCTCGCATCGTGCAGATCAACTACGCACTCGGGCCGCAGTGGGTCCACCAGTCATCTGAGGCGGCGTTCCACGACAACGTCAGTTGGTTCTGTCAGATCACCGTCGCGACACCCAACCCCGCGCCCACTGTGCTGCCCGAGCGGCGAGAGGTTGGTGCGTGATGAGCGAGCACCAGTGCCTCATCTTGGACCCGGGTTGCTTCCGATGCGACCTGAACCGCGACGAGATGGAGTCCGATCGCCTCGACCACGTGCGGGTGGCGAAACTACTTCGCCGAGTCGCGAGCGACCCACGTCGCCGACCCGGCACCCGATCGCTGCTACTGGACCTCGCCACCGAGGCCACAGAGCACGCTCAGGCAATTCAGGATGCCCTCTCGGGCTCGAACACGCGTTCGGTGGCACTCGGGGACGATGGCGGGCTGAAAGGCTCTCAGATCGGCTCTGACGCTGCGCCGGGTTTGGAGGCGCGATGAGCGACCTGACCCAGTTCCGCGACCACGCCCGGTTCATGGCCGGACGAGAGCACGCGCTGGGATGTCTGGTGGTCAGATCGAAGCCACCCAAGGCGCACTCGTTCGACGCCAAGAATGTCGGCTGGAAATGGTGCGGCAACAACGAAGCCCACGACGAGCACGCATGGAAGAGCGAGTCCCAATTCGGTTCGGACTACGCGCCCGAATGGCGATGCGCCGGCATCTGCGGTGGCTGCAACTCAGACGCCCACCGCGCACTCTGGTCACGGCTCGCCGACGAGATCGATGCCTACCTCGCTGACGATGACGAGACGCCGCTGTGGGAGGAGGAGCAATGATGATGGCCCGACACTGCGACGCACCCGGATGCGACTCCTGGCAGCGCGTCGAGAACCCCGGCGACTGGCTCGACATCTACGCCGGGGACGACCTGATCGCCACCCTGTGCAGCCGCTGGTGCGTTGCTCGCTGGGGTGCCAAAGCTGAGCCGAGTGAGGTGGTTGGGGGATGACAACCATGGTCCTGTTCGCCGTCCTGCTGGCTGCCTTCCTGCCCCTGTTGCACCGGGATCTCAAGCGCGCCGACGAGAAGCGGTTGCGGCGTCGCATTCAGGTCATGTTTCGGATCAATAGCAAGTCGTTCGTGGAGTCGATGCGTGCGATGGAAGGGGTGATTGATGACCTAGCCGCGAGCTTTCAGGGGATCGGTGACGCGATGAAGAAGGGCAAGACGCATGAGTGAGAAGACTGCCGATTGTGTGCGCGGCTGCAACCTCTACAGCCAGCACCTGACCGACTGCGAGGACCGTGAGATCTGCAAGGGATGTCTGCCGAGGCGTGCGGACCACGGTGGGCTCTGCCACACCTGCCACCGGAGGCTCGAGCTGATGCTTCACGATGCGCCGACCGTCGTGAACTGGCTGACTGGGAACCTCGCGACCGGGCAAGGCGCATCGACCGATGGCGAGCACGTCAGCGGATCGAAGGATCTGCCGCTACCGATCAAGGCGAGCATCTACGACGAGCGGCAGGCGATCTGCGACGCGCTGGCCGCATGGGCTGACGACGTGGCTGAAACGCTCGGCGTGACCGGTCCCCTGGCACACACGCCGGAGCAGGACTCGCGGTTCCTGCTGACCTGGCTCACGAGCATTGAACGCCTGGACCCGATCGCGGACTGGTGGGAAGAGCTCGCCGAGCACACCTCCGCTGCGCACGCGTTGGCACCATGGAGGCCGGCCATGCGGCGGGTTCCTGGTGTGCCGTGTCCGCGTTGCTCGGAGACCAACCTGCGGATCTACGGCGGGGAGTCGGACGTGTCTTGCGGGTCGTGCTCTGGAATGATGCGAGAGGACGAATTCGAGCTGTGGCAGAAGGTTCTCAAGGCAGAGGCGGCGATCGCATGACGACGGTGAATGTCCGATGAGTAGTCCAACCAAGCCCGCCTACATCTCCGACAGTCAGCAGAGCAAGTTCCATCGAGCCATCGCCGATCGGCTTGGGCTCGATCAGGAGATCATCGAGGGCGATACCTTCTCGGTCGACTTCAAGACCGATGGCGACGACGCCAAAGTGTCGGTCAACCTGGTTGCCCATCTGCCGACCGATGAGGTGTTGGCGCTGTTCAACGGCGCACACTCACCGTGACCGTCACCACCGACGAGGCTGCGGAGATCGCTGGCGTGAGTCCGGTGACGGTCCGCTCATGGGTGCTTCGCGGAGACCTGGAGCCCGTGCGTCGAGGCGCCAAGCCGCTGCGATTCCACTACGAGGACGTCGCCCGAGTGCAGCGAGAGAAGCGTTCAGGGGCCTGGGTGACACGACACGCCGAGGCCGTCGCTCGGTGGGACGCTGGCCTGATCGCGACAGGTATGCAACGATAGCCGTGCAGGACAGTTGCGCCCCGAGGTCATGAACCCGGGGCGTTCTTCATGCCCGGAGGTGACCGTGCGCTTCATTCGGATCACCGACGACAGCACCCGCGAAGACATCGCCGAAGCCGCACGCCACCTCCGCGCACGACAGGTCAACGAGTCCGACCCGATCGTCAAGGCGTGGCTCAGCGCAGACATCGATGACCTGCTCGACCTGATGATCAAGCAGGACTCAGTCCCACGCTGATGGCGCTCACCTCACCGGGCCGCGAGTTGAGAGATTCGACCGCGCGAGACGCCCATGACCACCGCGGCGTCCGTCACACTGAGCCCCTTGGCGCGAAGTGCAGCTACAACTTCCCGAGACTCCTTCGCCGCCAGCGCGCTCGCAGACTCGGCATCCTTCAGCAGGACACGCACCCGCTCTGCCCGCTCAGCTAGACCGTCCTCGATCTCAACGCGCACAACCATGGCATCAGCACTCACCGCCTCGCCGGTCATCGTCTCGACCAGATCGGCGGCTTGCTGTGCGGCGTTCGCGAGCGTCCGAACCTGAGTCACTCCAACGCCCTCGACGTGGAGTTCCCAACCGTGCTCCCACTGCTTTGCTGTGACGTTCACTTGAGCCACCCCTTCGGTAGACATTCCAGTCGGACGATCGCCTGACGAACCAGGCCCGGCGACACTTCCCGGGTCTGAGTGATCGGGGTCATGTGCTTCCCGCACGGGCAGTACCACTTCTCGTGGTCACCCTTGCCCTGCTTGGGCGTGCATCCGTAGGCACGCAGCGCCTTGGTGATTTCCCTGTACGTGATCGCCTTAACCATGAGAATAGTTTAGACCCCCTAGATAGTCAATGTCAAGGGGGCCTAGATAGTTGGCGGTGAGACCGAACCGATGTCCTGGGCCAACAGCACCCGACACGACAGACTCCCCGACAACTGGGATGAACTTCGGGCCGAGTGCGAGCGGCTAGCCAAGGGGCGATGCCAAGCCAAGGTCCACGTACCCGAGTGCAACGGCATCGGCACTGACTGCGACCACATCGAGCAGGGCGACGACCACAGCCAAGAGAACCTGCAATGGCTCAGTCGCCCATGCCACGACCGCAAGACACGACTCGACAACGGCGCAGGCAAGAAGCTGACGCTGCCCCGAGAGAAGCACCCCGGAGCGATCTAACCCTGTCCGATATGGGGTAGGTGCCCCCGAACGGGTGTTCGAAAAGTGACTGGGGTAGCACCTGCCAATGCGTGCGTTGGACTTTCTCATTTTTTCGGGGAGGCGTGCGTGACGAGCTCGCCCAATGCGGCACGCAATGCCGCCCTTGCTCGCTGGGCAAACGCGTCATCCAGTGAGCGTTCGGCTGCCGCCCGCCATGCGGCCCTTGCGCGATGGGGGCGTGAGGCGGATCCACTCTCCGTCGCGGCTCGCGCTGAGTTAGAAGCCGACCGAACAGCGCGCCGACAGTCACCGTGTTTGAACTGCGGTGAACCGGTTGGGCACGCGCGCCGGAAGTACTGCCCGAAGCCAGAGTGCTTTCTCGCACGCAGGGCGACTGAAACTGCTGAGCGCCGCGCACGCCAAGGCCGTGAAAGCTACGGCTACACCGAAGCAATCGCCGAGGCGTACCACCGTCGTCGAGCGATCAAGAAGGGCGCCACGGTTGAGAAGTTCTCGCACGTCGAGGTGTTCGAGCGCGACAACTGGACCTGCGGCATCTGCTCCGAGCTCGTTGACCGCGAAGCCAGGTGGCCGGAACCGCTGAGCGTCAGTCTCGATCACATCATCCCACTTGCCCTTGGTGGCGATCACTCTCGCGCAAACACTCAGTGCGCACATCTCGCCTGCAATGTCCGCAAGGGCGCGCGGGCCGCTTGATTTCAGGCCGCCAGGCGCGGCTCACCACTTGCCCCAGGAGGGCGTCATGACCGCGAAGCCGAAGCCTCCGACCAACCTCTCGACCGCCGGCAAGGCATTGTGGACCGAGGTCGTCGCGAGGTACACCCTGCGCGCCGACGAACTCCGCTGCCTTGAGGATGCGTGTGCGACCACGGACATGCTCGCCACCCTGGAGCAGGAGTGGCGCGACGCTGGCCGTCCGTTCATGAGCACGGGCAGCATGGGTCAGGAGGTTGAGCACCCGCTGATCGGCAGTATCGACAAGATGCGCAAGTCGCGGCAGGCGTTCATTCGGCAGCTCAAGCTTCCCGACGAAGCGCCGGCTGGTGGTCCGGTGGTCAACCCGGCTCGGGCTGCTGCCGATACGCGCTGGAAGCATGGCGCGTAGTAGTGGCCCCGCGTTCGTCGAGGATCTTGGTGCCGACTACCGGGCGATCGAGCAGGAGTATCGCGATCTCCTAGAGCGGTCGACGCCGCCGGTCGATCTGCAGTGGGAGCCGGTCAAGATCGGCCCGACTTGGCAGTACGACAACGGCTGGTTGCTCCCGGAGGCGTCCCTTGGATGGGGCTTCCTCTCGTGGACGACTCGGCACCTGACTGGCAAGGGAACGAAGCCTTGGTGGTGGACTGCCGAGCAGACGCGCTTCCTGCTTTGGTACTACGCGGTTGACTCGGACGGCGACTTTCTCTACCGGAGTGGTCGACTGCAGCGCCTCAAGGGTTGGGGCAAGGATCCGACCGCCGCGGGTATCTCGATCGGGTCGCTTCACGCGCCGATCATGTTCGACCACTGGGAGGGTGACCGTCCGATCGGGCGGGATGACCCGGAGGCGTGGACGCAGATCGCTGCGGTTTCTCAGGATCAGACCAAGAACACCTTCAAGCTGTTCCCGAGCCTGATCCCAAGGGCGACGCGAACTCGGTACGGCATCTCGGTCGGCAAGCTGAATGTCTGGTCCGATGGCGATCAGCGTCAGATCGAGGGCATCTCGACTGCGGCGGACTCGAACGAGGGTGGGCGACCTCACCTGATCATCCGTGCCGAGACTCAGAACTGGCTCTCGACCAACGGTGGGCATGACCTGGCTGGCGCCATGGACGGCAATGCCGCGAAGGCCGAGCAGGGAACGCCGGCCCGAGTCTTGGACATCTTCAATGCCTACCGCCCTGGTCGCGACTCGGTTGCCGAGCGAGCTCGTGAAGCGTGGGAGTCCACCCAGGGCGACAATGCGACGAACGTCGGGTACGGCGTGCTGTGGGATTCGCTCGAAGCGCCTCCCGAAGCGCCTCTTACTCGCGAGGCTGCCCCAGAGGTCATCCGCTGCATCGCGGGTGATGCTTCGTGGCTCGACGTCCGCCCCAAGGGCACGATCATGGAGTCGATCCTCAACCCCGAGAACTCCCCGAGTGAGTCGCGGCGCAAGTGGTACAACCAGATCGTCGGCACCGAGGACGCGTGGGCTCAGCCGCACTGGATTGACCGTCCCGAGAACCGCCGCCGTGACGACGGGTTGCAGCCTGGCGATCGGGTGGCACTCTTCGGCGATGGCTCCAAGTCTGGAGACGACACCGGCCTGATAGCCATCCGCATCTCTGACGGCCTCGCGCAGCTCCTGCACCATCAGCACCCTGGCGTTGACGCGGACAACAAGCCGATCCTGGTCGATCGCAATCAGGTCGATCTTGCGGTGACGGTCGCGTTCGACACGTACAAGGTGGTCGCGTTCTACTTCGACCCGTCGCACGCGAAGGCTGATGATGCGGTCGAGGATGACCGGTTCTGGTGGCCGATGGTCGACCGTTGGCACGAGCGCTACCACCGTCGCCTGGATAAGAAGTTCTGGCCGGTGAAGTCTGGTCCGAAGTTGCATTCGATCGCGTTCGACATGTCGGCCAGTGCGGCGCAGCAACTGTTCCAGCCCGCGGTCACTCAGGTGGCTGAGGACATGGAGGCCGGCGAGGCTCCGTACCGCACTAGCGACGTGTTGCGGCGTCACCTGAAGAACGCGCGTCGCCGTGAGGGCCGGTTCGGCATCACGATCGGCAAAGAAAGCCGCTCCAGCGCTCGCAAGGTCGACCTAGCTGTCTGTTTCGTCGGCGCCCGCATGTTGTGGCGCATCGTCCGCCTGTCCCAGAACAAGGGCACTCCCGGCAAGGGTCGGGTGCTCATTCGCGACTAAGAGAGGGGCTCGCGTGACGTTCTCTACCGCTGTGATCCCCACACTTCCGTCGCTGTCGCTGAGCCTTGAAGAGCAGCTGCTGATCCAGCAGCTCCGGAACCAGTACCAGCGCAACTCGGCGACGATGCTGCAGTCCGAGAAGTACTACTTCGGTGAGCAGGAGATCAAGAACCTGCGGATCGCCGTCCCCAAGGAGCTCGAGGGCCACATCCAGTCGCGCGTCGGCTGGGGCGCGATGGCAGTTGACCCCTACGTGGAGCGGCTGAACGCCGACTGCTTCCGCCGGGTCGATGCCACAGATGGCGATGAGTACTTGATGGCGATGATGGACGCGAACAACTTCGCCTCGGAGCAGACGTTGGCTTTCACTGACGCCCTGTCGATGGGGCCGGCGTACTGGGTTGTCGGCTCCCCCGCCTCGCGTGGTGACGCTCCGGTCGTGACGGTGGAGTCGCCGCTGAACACCGCGGTCCTGTGGGATCTGCGCGGCACCTCGCCCCGGGCGATGATGCAGGAGTACTGGTCGGAGGACGGGCGTCGTCGCGGCGCCCTGCTGGTCCCCGGCAAGACGGTGCACATGGCTCAGAATGACAAGGGCGAGTGGGTCGTCACCGGGCGCGACGAGCACGGGTTCAACTTCGTTCCCGTCGTCCGGATGGCGAACCGTCCGCGCACGAACAATCGCTCGGGCTCCTCGGAGATCACGATCCCGCTCCAGGCGATCATCGACGAGGCGTGCCGGACGCTGATGTGCCTAGCCGTTGGCCGCGAGGTCTACTCCGCTCCACAGAAGGCGATCCTCGGTGCCGCGGAGGCTGCCTTCACCAAGGCGGACGGCTCGGTTGCGTCGGTTCTTGAGACCTACATGACGAAGGTGCTCGCGATCGAGCGGGACGAGAACGGCGACCTGCCGACCCTGTTCCAGTTCACTGCCTACGACCCCTCGGTGTTCACGAAGGTGCTCGACTGGCTCGCCTCCTCGGCTGCGGGCATCGTGTCTGCGCTTCCTACCGACATGGGCCTGTACACACAGGGCAACCCGGCATCGGCGGAGGCCGGCCTGGTCGCCGATGACCGTCGCAACCGCCGCACGAAGCGGATGCAGCGCCAGTTCACCGGGCCACTGTGCGAGGTGGCGAAGATGGCCGTCCGCTTCGACAACCTCGGCAAGCTGCCCGCCGAGTACGAGCAGTTGGCGATCGACTGGACGCCGCCGGAGATGTTCTCTCCCGCGCTGGTTTCCGATGCTGTGTCGAAGGAGATCTCGGCGGGCGCGGTGCCGGCCACCTCCGACGTCACGTTGAAGCGGCTCGGGTACAACGCCGTGGACCGTCAGCGTCTCGCGCAGGACCGTGTCGCTGATGACGCCCGGAACATGGGCATGGCTCTTGCGCATGGCCTGCTCCCGCAGCAGGGAGGTACTGGTGGCGACACCGAGGGTGTCTGAGAGCCCAGCCACCCAGCGTCAGTACGTCAGTCAGCTCGCCTACTCCGCGGCCCTCGCGCAGGCGATCAGCACACTGTGGGGATCGCTGACTCCGACGCCCTCCACGCCGTCATGGGACGCGTTCACGGCAGCCATCCGGGCCGTCGTGCCGCAGTTCTCGCAGTCGCTCACGGTCGTGACGTTGGACAACTATCGGCTTGCTCGCGCCGAGGCCGGAATCAAGACGGTCCCGCGACTACCGAGCATCACGCCGCCGCCGGTCTCCAAGATCGATGCCGGTCTCGACTGGGCCAAGAGTGCGCTCGACCAGATCAGCGAAGAGCAGGCCAAGGCACTGTCGGAGATCGAGGCCCAGATCCTCGAGCGAGTTCAGGTGTCGATGCAGAAGGCGATGCTGGACGAAGCCCGGGAGACGACCGTGCTGGTGGTCGAGGGTGATGACCAGGCGCTCGGCTACCGCCGCGTCCCTCGTCCTGATGCTTGCTACTGGTGCATCGAGCAGGCTCTCCGGAAGACGTCCCGCAAGGGGTTGGCGAAGGACTTCAAGCGGTACGGATCACCGGGTGTGAGCCTGGGTGGCGATGAGCACTGGGGCGTCTACAAGTCCCGCGAGTCCGCCGGCCAGATCCCGCCGAACGAGGCGGGTGAGATCAACCGCTTCCACAACAAATGCCACTGCGAGGTCGAGCCGATCTTCTCGACCGACTTCGCAATCCCGGCATGGCTGCAGGACATGGCGGTCCTGTACGACGACAGCGACGGCACGAACGACTTCCGCCGCAGGCTGAACGCCCAGCGAAACGGCGAGCCCGCCCCGGATCCGACCCCGGTCCTGCCGACGCCGACCATCCAGCCCGCCGCCGCGTCCGCCTATGCCGACCTGCTCGCGCGGCTCAACGCGCAGATGGCCGCGTAGCCCCAAGATCATCCCGCCTGGCGCGGGGGAACCACAACGCCCCAGGAGGGCTCGTCATGTCCGTAGCACCCGCAGAACCCACCCCGACGCCGACTGAGCCGCCTGCTGCAGCGACGACTCCCCCAGCGCCGACCCCGCCCGTCGATCCGCCGAAGGCTTCCGAGCCCAACGCGAACCCGTGGGCCGACCCTGCCGCAGCGGAGGCCGAGATCAAGCGCCTCCGAGCGGAAAACGCGAAGGACCGCACTTCCGCCAAGGCGCAGGCCGCCGAGGAAGCACGCAAGGAGCTCGCACAGTCCATCGGCAAGTCCCTTGGACTGGTCGAGGACGACGCGAACGACCCGGCCAAGCTCACCGAGAGCTTGACCACCTCGCAGGCCGAAGCGAAGCAAGCGCGAGTTGAGCTCGCCGTGTTCCGCAACGCTGCAGCCGCAGGAGGCGACCCCGCCGCCCTGCTGGACTCTTCGAGCTTCCTGGCGTCGCTCGCTGCCGTTGACCCGTCTGACTCTGCTGCCATCGCAGCTGCGATCCAGGCGGCAGTCACGGCGAATCCGCGGCTAGGTGCCGCGCCAGCCGACCCGAAGGCCCCCGCACCCAACCCCGCACAGGGCGGAAGTGCCAGCGGATCCACTGCTGTCGACCAGCTCACCCGCGAGCAGGTCGAGCAGATGGGCCGGGACGGCAAGCACGCCGAGATTGAGAAGGCCCGAGAAGAGGGCCGCCTCAACAACCTGCTCGGCATCAAGTCCTGAACCACTGACCCCAGAACGGAGACGCCATCATGGCAATCACCAACTTCATCCCCGAGGTGTGGGCGGCCCAGCTGCTCGCGATCCTCGACAAGAACCTCGTGTACGCCGGTTCGCCGTGCGTGAACCGGGACTACGAGGGCGAGATCGCTGCCTACGGTGACACCGTCCACATTGCGTCCATCTCGGACGTGTCGATCGTGGACTACACCAAGGACACTGACCTCACCGTCGAGACCCTCACGGACGCCGACCGCACCCTGCTCATCGACCAGGCCAAGGCGTTCGCGTTCGAGATCGACGACATCGACCTGCGACAGGCCCGCAGTGGCGGCGCCCTGATGTCCGAGGCTGCCCGCCGGGCCGCATTCGGTCTGCGCGACAAGGCCGACCAGTTCGTCCACGCCAAGATGATCGGCGGCGCCGGGAGCGCCCTCGGTGTCGTCGACGCCACCACGGCGAGCAACGTGTACGACACCCTCATCGTGCCGGCCAAGGTCGAGCTCGACGAGGTCAACGTGCCCACTGAGGGTCGCTGGCTCGTCATCGACCCTGCGACCCACGGCAAGCTGCTGCTCGACAGCCGCTTCGTCAAGGTCAACGAGTCCGGCACCTCCGAGGGGCTGCGCAACGGCATCGTCGGATCCGCTGGCGGCTTCACCATCATGCTGTCCAACAACGCGTCGCAGCGAAACCGGACCGCCATCACCGCGACCACCACCAGCGGCAACAAGACGATCACGGCGGCTGCGGGGACCTTCTCGCAGGCCGACGTCGGCCTCTCGATCGCCGGCACTGGCGTCGGCGCGTCCTCGAACAAGGTGGCGTCGGTCAACGCCGACGGCTCCTCGATCGAGGTCACCACGAACAGTTCTGCCTCGGCGACGGTGGCGGACGTGGCGCTGAGCGGCGGCGGTCGCGCCGCGGTCGCCGGATCGGCACTGGGCACCTCCTATGCCGAGCAGATTGCCAAGGTCGAGGCGTTCCGTCCTGAGAAGCGGTTCGCGGACGCCCTCAAGGGCCTGCACCTCTACGGCTCCAAGGTGGTCCGCCCCGAGGCGCTCGTCGTGGCTTCGGTCAAGGTCGCCTGACCCTTCGCCATCTAGTCCTGAGAGGAGGGCGTCACCATGCCGAACCCAGCAACCACCGCTGATGTGGAAGCACGGTGGCGCCCTCTCTCCGCTCAGGAGACGATCAACGCTCAGACCTTCTTGGACGACGCGTGGCGGATGCTGCGTCGTCACTTCACGCAACTCGGGATCAACCTCGACGAGTTGATCGACACCGACAACGAGCTGCCTGCAGAGGAGCGCACTCTGCAGGCTGAGGTTGTCCGGGTGCTCGTCGCCGCAGTACTTCGGACGATGAAGAATCCCGACGGCCTGTCGCAGGAGTCGATCGACGACTACACCTACAAGCGTGACGAGGCTGTCGCAGCGGGCTTGCTCTACTTCACCGACGACGAGCTGGATGGCCTGATCCCTGGCTCGGGCGAGAAGGGCCGCGCGTACATGATCGACCCGCTGGCCGACTACGCATCGCGGTTCGACTCGTGAGTTCCGCGTCTGCCGTACGCCGTGGTCAGGCTGCGGCTGAGCGGGACATGACCCTCACCCTGACCCCCCAGGCCCCCATGGATCCGCCGTCCTTCACGACGGACCCAGATGGCTTCGAGGTCCCGGCCTTCAACACCCAGTCGCCGCACGCCGGCAAGGTCCAGTCCGGCACTCAGGCGGGCAGTGACACTCCGACCCGCTACGTGAAGGTCGCTGGTGTCGATCGCCCGGTGCTCGCGGCTGGTCTGCACATCCCGGTCGGCGCACCCATCCCGGTTGCCAGCGAGCAGCGCGGCCAGGCGACTGAGTACGTCGTCAGCGGCCTCGGTCAGGCGGATGATCCGGCGCTTCTGAATCGCCGCTACATGGTCGTCGGCGTTCCTGCGAAGTCGTTCGCGACCGCACGCCGCCTCGACGTCATTCAGCTCTAGGAGGTCGCCATGCGGATCCGCGTAACCCACAGCATCGGTGACCTTTCCTCGGACCTCACCGAGATCGCCGTCCAGACTCGCCCACGGATGCGTGGCGTGGTCCGCGACGGCATCAAGGTCGGCACCCAGCTCTCACGACAGTTCGCTAGGGAGAAGGCCGGCCCGCACGGCTCACGGATTTGGAAGCGGATCAACTCGAACATGGACCGTGGCCTCGGCCTGTTCGGCAACACGATCAGTGGCGAGTTCGGCTATGACGGCGTCCCGAAGTCGGACTTCGTCGGCGCAGGCTTTCGCCACGGCATCAACACTGACCTGCCGCGTGCGGCTGACATCGTCGGGCCGTCGTTCTCGCGTTCGGTCAATGACGAGGTTGGCGACATGTTCAAGGCGCACGGGTTCTGATGACTGCGCAGGCGAACGTTGACGCGATCCTCACTGTCCTGAACGCGGCGTTGTCGCCGCGCAAGGCGTACGACCTGGACAAGGTTCCATCGACGCGCCCGCCGCAGTACGTGGAGATCACGCTGGCCCGCCGATTTGGAGCCAACCTCAAGCGGTCCGCCTCTACCGGGATCGTCGGCTACCGGCTGACCGTCGCCGCCGTCTCGCAGACCACGGTCTCGAGCGTCCGCACTGACCTGGAGGAGTGTCGCGCGGCCCTGGAGTTCAACCGGCTGTCGGTCGGGCCTGCGAAGACGACCCCGATCCAGTTCGAGACCAACGACGACGCGGACTATGGCTCCGGCTGGTTCGCCGAGTACATGACCTTCACGTTCGCGATCGGCGCGTAACTCCACCGCCTTCGACCTCCGCAAGCCCCTGACCTACGTCGGGGGCTTTGTCATTCCCAACCGAGGAGTCCTGATGACCGAATACGTCCGCGCTCGCGTTCCTCGCGACGGTGCCTACGACTACGCGACCACGACGAGCGCGATCCATGCGGCGTCGGAGGGGTGGGACGTGCTCGACGAGCCGACCCACGACCGCACTGGCGCGATCTTGCCCGACGCGCGGCTCGACGGTCGCCCGATCAAGCCCAAGGTTTCCGTTCGCGATGCCGCGACGGAGAAGGCCGCGACGTCGGCCAGCAACACCGACAACCCGCCTTCCATCAAGGAGTAGTCATGCCCGTCTCTCTGCCTGTCACCACGACCAGCCTCGGCAACAAGGTCGTCATCATCCTCTCGACCGCCCCGGCGAGCCTGACCGCGCCGACGAAGGCCGAGCTCAACGCTGGCCTGTTCGCTCAGTGCCACATCTACGGACTGCCGGCGACTCAGCCGACCCAGAACGTGGGCACGGCACCGAAGAAGCTGTGCTCCAAGATCGAGGAGGACCGGCTGGGGCTGACGAAGTTCCCGTCGTTCGAGATCCAGTACTCCTACATCCCCCAGAAGACCGCGACGCCGACCACCCCGGGCAACGAGGTCTACGAGAAGCTCGTCCCGGCCACGACCCGCTACGTCTACATCTGCGACGGGCTGGACGGTCAGGCCACTGCGGCCCTGGCGACCGCCGACGTGGTGAACCAGGGCTTCAAGGTGACCGTGGGCGAGTACCGCGAGGGCCAGACCGGCGACGGTGAGTACGACGAGTTCTCGACGACTCAGACCCTCGCCCCGGTCGGCGGTCGCCTGATCCACAACTACGCGACACCGGCTGCCTGACCTACCCCTGAACGGCGCGGGTGGCGGCTGCCGAGTCCGTCGCCCGCGTCTTCAACTCGGCAACCACTCGGCAGGAGAAGCCATGTCCAAGACCCTTGCGGAACTGCGTGCCCAGAGCGGCCCCATGCCGCTGCCGAAGGCCACTCTGACGGTCACCCTCATCGAAGGGCAGCACCTGCTCGACGATGCGCAGCGTCTCGACCAGGAGCGTTCTGACCTTCTCGCCGCCGGACGTCGCACCGACGACGAGGGAAAGCCGACCGGGCCGCCCGCGAAGGCTGGTGTTGGCGCGAAGGAATCCAAGGACCGGAACGCGCGCCTCGATTCGATCGCCAGCGAACTCGATGTTGTCGGAGTGTCCCTGGCCGACCATCAGGGCGAGATCGGCCTGCAGGGCCTGAGTGGCGGCGACTGGCAGCGCTTCAAGGACGACAATCCGCCGCGCCTCGACAACGCTGCCGACGTCCGCCTGACCGGTGGGTACTGCAACGCCACCGCCGTGTTCAACGACCTGGCCCGCTACGTCGTGTCCTGGAACGGCGAACCGGTCCCCGAGGGCGACTGGGACTCCTACCTGGCCGAGCGGATCACCTACTCCGACCGCCGCGACATGATCACCGTCGTCGTCGGGATGCATGAGCAGGGGCTGGCCCGCGCCCCAAAATTGCCGAGCTCCTCGTCGCAGACGGAGAACTCCGGGAACGACTGAGGCTCGCCCGCTCACTGGGCATCAGTGAGAAGCGGCTACTGGGCTGGGAGCCCACCGAGATCCAGGTCCACGAGTACGACGGCGCTGGGCGGTTGATCCGGACCGTCGTGACGCGCGAGCCCGAGTGGGACGACACCGAGCGGGCGAAGATGGCTGGCCTCGTGCTGTACGAGTCGCAGATCTGCTCCTGTGGCCTGCACGAGTCGATCGCTCGGACGGACCCGGACATGGAGATCATCCTCCCAGTCTGCCCAGTGTGCGCGGACTTCAAGAAGCAGATGCGCGTCCTCGACGCCGAGGACGAGAAGAAGGTTCACGCGCTCGGCGAGAAGCCCCCAGCTGGTGCACCAAGGCCGTCCGATGGACGCAGCGTGATCCTGAGCTACAAGGGTCCGGCGGCCAGTCCTACTCCTTGAGCAGCGACCAGGCGATGAGCGTCAGCCCCCAGAGGAACACGCAGATCGCGCCGACGATCGCGAGCAACCAGATCAGGTTCGCGATCGTCGCAGCGTCATTCCCGGCCGAATTCACGAGCGCCACCAGCAGTCCCATCGGGACCAGTAGCAACGGCGCTGCCACCAGCAGGCCGAGACCGCGCTTCACCTTCTGACTCATTTCCCGACCGTACCGCGGCTGGTCGCCGCTGTCTCGACCTTGAGGGAGGCGCTGTGGCCGTACGTCGCGAAGCAGTCCGTCTCGAACTCGAGGACCACTTCTCAACCGGAATGGTCAAGGCTGCTGCTGCTGCTGCATTGCTCGACAGGGAGCTGAACTCACTCTCGAAGGACTCAGTTCAGGCGCAGCGGACCACGCGGGAACTTGAGAAAGGCATCGACAAGGTCGGACGCACCTCTGGTACGTCTGGGCGCGAAGTAGATCGCCTCTCTGGGCGGATCCGCCTTCTCGGTGACGCCTTCACGGTCCTGTTGCCGACCGTTGCGCCCATTGGGAGCGTCGGCGTTGCGGCGATCGCCGGCCTGTCCTCGGAGATCGGCTTCGCGACGATCGCCGCCGGCACTGCCGTCCTGGCATTCCAGGGCATCGGGGACACGCTGAAGGCGGTCAACAAGGCCGCACTGGAGCCAACCGAGGCGAACCTGACGGCTGCGCGGATTGCGATGGAGTCGCTGACTCCGGCAGCCCAAGACTTTGTACGCGAGATCCGGGCCATGCAGCCCGAGTTGTCGCGACTGAAGGCGCTCGCAGCAACCAACCTGTTCCCTGGACTGACCGCCGGTCTGCACGAGCTGGAGGGAACGCTTCCGGCGGTCGAGAAGATCATCGGGGCCATCGCGGCCGAACTTGGCTCGATTGCCGAGGATGCCGGTGCATCTCTGGCCTCGGAGCGATGGATGCCGTTCTTCGAGTTCATTGCGACCGAGGCTCCCCCTGCGCTGTCCGATCTAGCGTCCGCCATCGGAAACACGACGCACGCGTTCGCTGAGTTGTGGATGGCCTTCACGCCACTGAACCGCAGCTTCGCCGACTGGCTGGTCTCCTCGACTGCGGACCTGGATCGATGGGCCGCTGGCCTGTCGGAGACACAGGGCTTCAGGGAGTTCGTCGCCTATATCCAGCGCACCGGACCCCAACTCCAGGAGACCATCGGCGCGATCGCGAACGCCTTCCTCCAGATCATCGAGGCTGCCGCTCCATTGGCAGGGCCGGTCCTGGAAACTCTGACCGCGCTCTCGAACGTGGTCGCCGCGATTGCGGGCTCAGATCTCGGAACGCCGATCTACACGGCGGTCGCTGCGATGGTCATCTTCAACCGGACCATGCAGGCCAGCGAGGCTGGGGTAGCACGCCTCAAGGGTGGATTCGCAAACTTCAGCACTGGCGCAAAGCTTGGAGCTGTCGTGCTCGGCCTAGAGGCAATCGACATGGCCGTCGACAGCATCTTTGACAAGCAGTTGGACGGCTCCAATCTCGGGCGGAGCCTGGAGGCGCTCGCGGCGGGCAACGTGGTCGGCGAGATCAAGGACAAGTTCGGCAAGGATCTCAAGGGGCTGGTCGACGAGCTCGGCCTCGCGACCGGCGGTGGCCTCGACGCGATCAATCGCAAGGCGTCAAGTGTCCCCGTTCTCGGCACTCTCTTCGACCTGCCGTCGAAGCTGACGGGCGGAACTGGCTACAAGACTGCCGTAGACAACGTGAAGCAGTTGGATCAGGCACTGGCTGGCCTGGTCGACAGCGGTCAGGCCGATGCCGCCAAGGCGATCGTTGATCAGATTCTTGAGGCCGGCGCTAGCTCGTCCGACGTCGCGAACGGCTTCAAGCAATACGGCCTGGCGGTCGAGAATGCGACCGGCAAGTCCGCCGACTTCACCCTGCAGGCCGAGAAGCAGTCTCAGGCCGTGCTCGCCCAGAAGCAAGCAGCCCATGAGACGGCGTCGAGCTTCCTGGAGTTCGGCGCGTCGCTGAGCGACTCGAAGGTCAGCCTCGACGACTGGATCAAGGAACTCGAAGACCAAGCTGCCGCCCTACGCGACTTCACGGCGAACGCCAAGGAGGCGGGCGAGAAGGGGCTGCGCCAAGGGCTGATCAAGGAACTTGAGGCCGCCGGTCCGGCTGGTGCACTCCGAATGAGGGAGTTGGCGAACGCGACCGAGGCGGAGATTCGTCGCGCGAATCGGGCTTGGCGAAGTGGGCGTCTGGCGATCAAGGAGTACGAGGACTTCAAGCTCACCCCGAAGACGCCCCAGATCAATGTCACTCCTGCAATGTCCGCGCTGGATCGCCTGGTGAAGAAGTACAACAACTCGACGATCGCGTTCCGGGCGGTTGTGCGTGGCGTCGGCGGCATTCCGAAGGGCGACCAGGGCAACCCTCTGTTTGTCGATCAGACGCCGGCGGACGGAGCGACGGTTCTCGGTCCGCGCTTCCCGTACGCCGACAAGACGCTGATCCTGGCGGCTCCGGGCGAAGAGGTCATCTCGAATCGTCACGGCCAGGCTGACCGCCACCGCGGTCTGCTCAAGGCGATCAACGCTGATCGCCTTGCTGGCGGCGGCACGGTGGGCAATCGTCCGGCACTCAACGCCTACATCCGCGACGACCTGGACATGAAGTTCCCGTCGACCTTGAAGCAGTGGAACAAGGCAATCGCGGCCTCGACGAAGTTGCTCGAGAAGGAGAGTTCGAAGCGTCAGGCGTTGCTTGATCAGGCGCAGTCGGTTCGGGACTCGATCTCGTCGAACTATAAGTCGGACCTGTTCGGCAAGACGGACTCTTCGGTGTGGATGTCTGCTGCTGACCGCATGAAGGCTGGCAAGGGCGACGTGTTCTCGACGCTGACCGGTGACATCGGCAACCTGACGTCGCTCAAGGGCGCGATCGGGCAGCTGAAGTCCAAGGGCCTCGACAGCGATGCGTTGGCGTATCTGCTGAGCGAGGGGTCGCTGCAGGACGTTCAGAACTTCGCGACTGGCCCGAAGGCCGATGTGGCGAAGTACGAGTCGCTGTTCAACCAGCGCGACCGGCTGAGCGTCGAGGTCGGGAACGCGGGTGCGTCTGCTGCCTTCGGTCCGCAGCTCGCGGTCGCCAAGGCGCAGTACCTAGAGGCCAAGAAGATGACCGCCGCCCTGACGCGCGTCGGGAACTTGCTGGAGAAGAACCCGAACGCAACCGGCGCTGCGATCGCGCGCGCCATCAACGGTGTCGGCCCGAAGCGCCCGAAGGGGAAGCGATGATCTCGAACCCGCAGCATGCCCTCACGTTCGGAGCGCTGAACCTGATCGGCACGGATGCTGACCAGGCTGCGAACGGGTACCAGTTCCAGGCACTCGGCGACGACCGCGACTGGGGCAACCCGGTCCCGATCGAGCAGAAGATCACGTCCTGGCTGCAGGACGGGGCGATCGTCGCACTCACCGGCCAGGACAACCGACAGATGTTCCTGCGCATCCAGGTGCTCGCGGACGACTCGAACGGTCTGGCACTGGCTGAGCAGGCGCTGATGTTCGAGTCCTACCGGCGGAACCTCCTGACGTGGACGCCGCCCGATGGCTTGGGTGAGCCGTGCGTGTTCACGGTCGTCATGTCGAGCTTCGATGAAGTGACCGACGACCTGGACGACCTGCGGGTCATCGCGACGTACGGGCTGAAGATCCAGGCGCTGCCGTACGTGCGTTCCCAGGATCTGGTCAGCGTCACCATCCCGGCCCCCAGCTTGACGCCCCAGACCTTCACTGTGATCGATGACTGTTCGTCACCTACGAACTGGACTCAGACGAAGCAGGAGGGTTCAGGCAGCCCCGTCACGTCGGCCCCAGGGTCGGACGGCCAGACGCTCTATACGACGAATTCGACCTTGGATCCGTGGCTTGTGACTCGGTTCGCACTGACTCGCTCGGGCCTGGCTACCAGCATGGCCGCAAAGCCGTTCGTCCGCGTCGATGGGTATGCCGGACGTGGCGGTGGCGCGACCTTTGCTCCTGGTACGACGGCACCGACCTTCAAGTTGAACGGCGTGGATGTTCCGGTCGCCACCCAGGAGGGATACATCTACTGGCTCGACGCTGCCGCGGCTGGCGTCACGACGCTGAACTCGATCGAAATGACTGGACACTATGTTGGGCCTGGGCAGGGAAACCTTGGCGTGCTGGATGTTTCGCAGTCGAACGTCTTGGGGACTCAGGGAACCAACCGGCAGATCCCGCGGCTGGTCGATGTTGCTGGTTCAGCTCGAACTCCGGCGAGCCTGGCGATCGAGGATGCCTCGGTCGCGCTCGGTACCGCACTGATCTACACGTGCCCGATTGCTTCCGGAATGGAGCAGCCGAACATTCGGCGCTTCTTGGCGTCCGGTCCGTCGCCTGTGACTGATGCGTCCACCATCTATGGGGCCACGTCCAGTCTGAGCACCCAGAACTCTTTCGATGTGCCGGTCGGCGGCCTCCAGGAAGGTGGGCACCTGCTGGTCGCGCGGGTCAAGCACGCATCCAGTGGCGCATACACGCTGACCTGGGGAGCCCGGTCGCGGCAGGGGTCATCCAGTCTCGGCGATGCTCAAACAGGGACGACTCCGGTCACCCTGGTTGCGGGTGCCTGGAAGTTCGTCGTCGTCGCCTCATTGAACCTCCCTCCGAGAAAGATGGGCAGTTCGGGGAAGGTTCGGATCGAGCTTCTTGGCTCAACTGGCGTCGTGCTCGACGAACTGTGGCTGTTCAACACGGACATCGGTCGGCTGACCTGGGTTGAGTGCGGCACTGCGACGCCTGCGGCTGGTGGCTCGGCGAATCGGCTCTTCCTGGACTCCCCCACGCTGGAGCATCCGGAATACACCGTCTACCTCGGCACGGCGGCTGACCGCTCCGACGCCTTCCATGCTGGCAACGAGATGGTTTCCTTCGGCGCGCACGAGTTCGCCCCACCTCAGATGAACATCTTCACGATCACGTCGAACTCGCAGGCCGCGGCGATCACACTCAGCCACTACCGCAACTTCCACACCCGAGTGACCGCGGCATGAGCGAGCAGATCGTCTCGGGCGGCACCTGGGCTTCGACGATCGGCACCTGGGGCGGGTTGAAGTGGTCCTCGACCGCCGACGGCGGATCAGAGGACGCGTTCTGGCAGATGGATCTCCCGCCGACGTTCACGCACCCGTCGCTGCGGATGGGCAAGGTCGTGGAGATCAAGGTCGGTCCGTCGAACGTGTGGAAGGGCATGCTCAACGAGCCCAAGGTCTCCGAGGACGGCTGGGAGTTCTCGGCGATCGGGCTTGCGGACGAGTTCTACTCCGCGCACCTGTGCTTGGACTCGGGCGGCGACACCACATCGACTCCGGACGTGGCCGTGGACCAGGCGATCACAGACGGGTTCGCAGGGTCACGGCCAGCATCCCTCTCCGCGGTCCCGTTCTCCGGCTCCGATGACACCGACAAGCTGAACTACGTCGGTGACCTGCTCGACGTGTGGGCAACCAGTGTCAGCAAGCGGTGGCGCGTCGACCCGTACGGGCAGGTCATCGCCGTCGCTGACCCGACGACCCCGACTTGGTATCTGGCGCCGGGGGCAACGCAGATCGGGCTGGCTGACGACGACTACGCCTCCGACCTCTACCTGCGCTACAAGTCCGGGTCCGCCTCCTATGCCACCGTGCACGTCAACGACTCGGCGGCGACCGCGACCCGTCGTCGCGCTGTCCCGGTTGACGTCACCAGCCTCGGGGTCACCACGAGCGGCAACGTCACGAACATCGGCAACGGGATGCTCGCGAAGGGCAAGGCTCGCTACGCCTGGACCAACGCGGTCAACCCGGCCCGACTGCAGCTCACTACCCCGGGAGGAACCCCTGCCTGCCTGTCGTTCGTGAAGGCCGGCGACATGGTCCGATCGTTCAGCGTCATCAACGAGCAGGGCATCGTGCTCCCCTACGTCGACTGGATCATCGGCAAGGCTGAGTACGAGGCCGGGTCCGACACGATCCAGCTGGCCCCCACCGAGCTCGCGGCACGCAACCTCGGCGACGTGCTCTCGTTGGCGGTGTCCTGATGGTCTGGGACGGCACCAACTCAGCAGCCGGGTACACCCCGTTCACACCTGTGTGGACCGCCGCGAGTGGCTCCCCGGCGATCGGGTCCGGCGGTGTCCTCTCGATGCGGTACAACGTCCAGCCCGGGAACCTCGTCACGGTCGACTTCTACATGTTGCTCGGCACCACCGGCCTGAACATCGGCACCGGCACCTGGACGTTCACAGTGCCCATCCCCGCGCTGAACAATCCGACCTCGAACATCGCCCGGGGCAACATCTGGTTCCGCGACGTCTCCGCGTCCCTCGACTACCCCACGGGGTTCGTGATCCTCCCGACCGCGTCGACCCTGAACATCCGCGGACTCTCGGGGACCGGCACGAGCACGCTCCTCGGGTCCACTGCCCCCGTCGTACCGGCTGCCGGCGACTGGATCAGCGGCCAGTTCACCTACGAAGCCGCCTAGCCCTCCCGCCCCGCTCGACCAAGGAGACCCCATGCCCAAGCGCTCCGGATCGCAGGTCTGCCGATGACGCCTCCCGCCGCTCCAACGGTCGAGACCCAGCTTGCCGTCATGGACACCAAACTGGACCTGATCCTCGCCAACGACCGCGACCACGAGACCCGCATCCGTCGCCTAGAGCGATGGATCTGGCTGGCAACCGGAGCGGCGGCGGCTGGCGGTGGTGTCGGGGGAGGTTTGCTCGCGAAGGTCATGGGCGGCTGAGATGAAGATCCCGCAGCGCTCCCCGCGACGTCAGCACTCCAAGCCGGACTGGCGCAGCGACTCTCCTCGAGCGGCGAAGGCGGCAGGCAAGTCGGCTCGTCGCGGCGGGTCGCCGTACACGGACATCAACACCAGACCGCTGCTCGACGGTGCCGGGTGCATCCACGACGGCACCCCGCGCAAGGGCGGCTGGCGCTACCTGGCAGTCGGCAAGGGCAAGCGGCGAGCGCTCACCAGGGCCGAGCTCGATCGCCCGTTCGAGGAGTGGTCGCGCAAGGACTTCGTTCGACTCCGCCGCACCAAGCGCCCAGGGATCCGCTACGTGACCCGGGTCCGGCCCTACCTGTACGCGGAGATGCTGGCGATCCACCAGCGCAACGGAGCGATCATGTGCGCGGAGATCAAGAAGGCGTTCCCGCGTCGCACGGCTGAGCTGATGGCCCGGACCGCGAAGCGTCTGGACATGCCCCCGTTTGTGATGACGCTCGTCCACCAGGGCTACTCGCCGCCGAAACCCGGCTACTCCATGGCCGTAGCTGGCGAGAAGCTGCGGACCTTCCACGCGACTGGCGCACAGACCGCACTGCTCACCCACGGCTACCCCGTGCCCGTCGACCTCGACACGTGGCGCCCGTTCATCGACGCCTACTGGGGCGCCAACGCAGAGAGGTTTCGACCATGACGAACACCCCGAAGCAAGCCATCGCCCTGGCAGATCGGCAGTCCACGGTCGGACCAAAGGCAGAGACTGGCATGTGCCTGAAGATGGTCCGCGGCTGTTACGGCGTCCCCGCGAAGGCTGAGGACGCGGCAACCGCCTGGGCCGACGCCGAACACAGGCACCCCGAGGCGAACCCGCTCGCGATCCCCTATGGCGCCCCGGTCTTCTGGACCGGAGGCAGCAAGGGCCACGGACACATCGCCATTTCGACCGGGAATGGTGAGTGCTGGTCAACGGACATCAAGCGACCCGGCTACTTCGATCACGTTCGCATCGCCGAGATCGAGCGGAAGTGGGGCCTGAAGCTCGTCGGCTGGGCTGAGGATGTGAACGGGGTCCGCATCTGGACTGCACCCGTCAAGCCCAAGCCGAGTCGCCCGTCCAACTGGAGCAAGGTCCGATCCGACCTGCTCGCCGCACTGAACTCGCCGGCCGCGAAGGCGATTCCCAAGAGCCGCCCCGTCGTGCGCGCGTTCATCACGCTCACGCGTCGTCGGCTGACCAAGCTGCCGAAGTCCTAGGAGGACGCCATGCTCAACACGCTCCGCATCCTGTTCCCGCGTCCCGTCCGCGCATCGCTGTACGCCGCTGGCGTCGCGCTCGACGCAGGTCTGATCATCGACGGCAGGCTGCCTGCCTGGTCCGCCGTGGTCGCCGCACCGCTGCTGCTGGCGCTGCTGCACCTGTCCCCCAAGGACGTCGCTCCCGCGCCCGAGCAGGACTGACCCAACTCGACCAAGGAGACCTCATGTTCGTCTACGACTTCATCTTCACCGCCGCCGACTACGCAGGGACGACCGCACGCATCTATGGGCGCGGCGGGGTCGAGGTCTCAGAGTCTCCGGTCATCCTGGACGCGTCGGGCCGGTTCTCTCTGAACCTGGAAGAGGGCTCCTATTACGCGGTGACATCGAGTCCGCGCTTCGGCCTCAACAACGCTCAGACCCAGGGCGTCCTCAACCTGCCCGCCTCGATCGCAGCTGGCGGCGGTGGCTCGGCAGTTCCGACCCTCCTCCGCGGTGTCGGCGCCACCTTGGTTCCAGACGAGCCTGGCGTGAACCTTGGCCTGATCGCGACCCCTGACATGGACCTGCGAACCGACCAGTTTGAACTGGTCGACAACACGCTGGTCTGTCTGGCTGCCGGACTCTACGAGGTGAACCTATTCGCGTCCTGCCGACTCGACGGCGGTGTCACGACTCCCGGTGTCATTGAGATCAAGACCTGGATCTCGGTCAATAACGAGGACAAGGGTCCAGCTTGGGACTATTACCCAGTGATCTCCACCTGGGTTGAAGAGTCGGCCCAGCGCTTGGGCTGCTGCTCCGTGACCTTCCCTCAGCCTTTCGACGTGGGCGACGTGATCGCCATTGGTACGAGTGCCCATCTCGTAGGCAGCGCAGAGGTCGCGTCCGGCCCCTTCCATGACGCTCTATCGCTGTCGATCAAGCCCATCGACCACTGACCCATGACGCCCCGGCAGCGTGCCCTCGCAGTCTCAGCGCCAACGCTGGTCGTGCTGCTCGGGTGCCTGGTCTGGAACGCCGTCGATCGCCACTGGCTCGACCGTGCGGTTCGGTGGCTGGACGTAAGCAACGGCTAGCACGAGCCCCCGACACGAAAGCGCCCCCACCCTCAGTCGAGGGTGGGGGCGCTTTCGTGCGTTCAGAACTAACCGACTGGCAGTAGGCGCGGGTTGTCGGCAACACCGGACTGAGAGTCATTCTTGGTCGTGCACACGCGATAAGTAGCGCGACCGCCGTCGAACATGAGCTGCTGCAGCATCACGCCCACCGTCGCGTCGCCCTTGACGCTCGGAGGCTCGGGTCGAACGGTCGTCACCTCCCCAGCGACCATGTTGAACACGACCATGCCGTCGAGGTGCTGGGTCACGACGTTGGCAGCCCCACCAGCGTTGCGGACCCGCACGCACAGTTCGTTGATTGAATCCTCAAGCAGGGCGACTACGATCGGACGCTCTCCACTTTCGGTCATCACCGAGAATCGTTCCGCAAAGTCCCGGTGAGCCAGGCGTCGATGCACCTGGCGCAGAAGGTCGTCCCGGTTCCTCATGTCACCCAT